TTTCAGGTTGCACAGCACGACTAATTGTTCCAATCTCAACGTCACCAATTCTTGCTGTACCTGCAACTGTACGTAATCCATCAGGTCCTAAAAATATTAAATCACCTGCAAATTCCTGTATTGTGTCTCCATTTACACAACCTATATTTCTTGTTACAGGTTCTATTGCAAAATCACTTAATGAACTTCCTGATAATTTAAATATTCTATTTTCACAAAATATAAATAAATCACTACGGAAAACTTTTAATCCAACAATAGTATCATCAACTTTTATACTACCTGCACCACTACCTGTTGCAAAGTTGTCTTCATCAAATGGTACGCTAAATACTAACTCTTGAGGTGTGCTAGACATACCTGCATAAAACATATGGTCTCTAAAAGCCGTTACAAATTTAGCACCTGTAACTGCTGTGGTTACTTCCCCACCACCTCCTGATGATACATCTGTTGCTGCTATAGATGTATTAAATACTGTTGGTGCATTATCTCCATCTACAACAACTAACTTATCATTACCATCAAAGTTAAATCTTTCAAAGTTATATTTACCTGCACTAGAACGACTTGCATCTCTTTCTGTCCAACTTTCTGATACTACATCATCTATAGCATGTGCTGCAGCACTTGTAGAACTTTGTGCTCTTGTTACACCTGTAAATGTTGTTGATGTAACACCTGTATAAGTAAATATTTCTGAATTAATTTGTAATGTTCCACTAGAACTAAATCCTGTTGTACTGTCTACGGTTATAGTTCCTGAACCTGTCATTCCTGTTCCTGATGCTATAGCCGTAGCAAGTTCAGTAGATGCAGAACTAAATATTTTTTGACCTCTTGCTGCAATAATTTTATTTGCAAACTCTGCAACCATTAATACTTTTTCTGTTGATGCAGATGTTTGAGGTACTATGTGATTTACATATTTTCTAAAACCATTTATTCTTCTGTAACCACCATCAATATCAGGTTCAAAGTTTTGTAATTCTAATGCTTGACCCGGTTGCATATTAAATGTAGGTTGATTTAAAACTAACCCACCTTCACAAGGAAAAGAAAATGGTGATGTTTGCGATTGATCAGGCATATTATGTTACTCTTAGTGGTGTATCTGCTCCTGTTAGATATCCTGATCTAGGTATATATGTAGACCTAATGTAATCAAATCTATTTACTAACAAGGTCTGCATATTTTTTATTCCCTGTTCAAACCTTTGCATATTTAATTGATATTGTGCTGTTTCACCCCTATACTGATATACAAAAGCTGTTGCACCATCTGCTATAATAGGTGCAAATCTATCAGGTATAGATGTTGTATCATCGTGTGCTGACATATCAGATGGAAATGTAAAATAGTCAAATTTTATAGAATATGATTTTGTAGGAAAAGGATATAAAAGATAATTATTATCAGGAGTTCTAACAATAAACTGTGGTAAACCACCATCAGTAAATTGTGCTACTTGAACACCACTATCATGTGCAGACGCTGTTGTACTACCTGCACCTCGTGTTGCTCCTGTAAATGTTGTGCTTGTTGTTCCTGTATAAGTTACTTGCTCATTTCCTATAAATAAAGTTCCTGAACTGTCAAAACCTGTTGTACTAGCTACTGTAATTGTTGTAACTGAATCAGTATGAGATTGACTTAATGTTGTCGTAACTATTTCATCTTCTTGTGTTATGTAAGCATTTACATAATCATTATAGTTTAATATGGGTAGTCTACCACCACTAGTGCTTAAATCACTATCTTTAACTAATCTAAATGTATTATAATCTACAGTTTTAGCATCTGTTGGTATGCTATATTTAACTGTACCTGCTGTAAGTGTTTGTGTTTTTGTTGAATGATTAAAAGGATATTGAAATTCTTTTTGATTAATATATCTTACAGCTTCATTGACAGCATTCTTACATTGTGTCTGTATACCTCTAGAACTAGCAAAGTCAGAAGATGTTAATGCTACCTCATTTAAACGTGCTATAACTCTATTTGTATGTGTAAGGAATGTTTCTGCCATAATGAACTCGTGTTAAAAGGATGGCAAGTTTCCCTGCCACCCTATATCTAGCTAAACTAAGCTAATTGATCTCTATCGACATCGACAGGAGCATCGTCTAAGCCATGACCTGAAAGGTCAATAACTGTTGCATATACTCTTAATCTGCCTGTCGCAGGAGCAGCACCTGCAATCGTACAATCAATTGTATCAGTCGCTGTGATAAATTGTGTGTAAGTTGAAGCTGCATTTCCTACAACAGTGTTAGTCTGACCATTAGTACCTGCGGCACAGAAGCCTGTAGATGTAATATCAGCACCATCAATAATGTCGTCACCTCCTGCAAAATCCATGTCAAGAGTACAGCTTGAAGTAAAAGCTGCCATAACCTCTGCACCTGCATTTAAAATTAAATGATTCGCAGGTATTTCTAACACCTGAAAGACATCTCCGTCTGAAAACGAACCACCTGCAGCTACGAGTTTATCAATATCTAAATACGCTTCGATATTTCTCATAACATTAGAGTTTTTCATTGAAGGTAACGCTGCGATAGAATTTGAGGATACCCCTGTGGTATCGGATGATGTTAAATCATATGTTGCCATAGTCTATCCTCCCTTACGCTACGTTGTATTTAGCAGTCACGATAGCTTCAGGTCGAAGTATCTTTCTGCCATACAAATGCATACCACGAACAATGTCAGCAAAACTGTCAGGGTCTCTGTAAGTTTCTGTCTTATTGATTTGTTCAGCAGTAGCTACTGAAGAACTGTGTCCTGCAACAATAACTCCATAGTTAGAGTTTTGGTTTGCTGAACCTGAAGTTCCCGGACCTGTTCCGACAGCAGGTAAGTTGTTTGATGAATAAACATCAAAGCCATGCAACTTGCCTATGGAAAGTCCTGCTCTTAATCCACCTGATTCACCGAAATCTGCATTAAGAAGTCTTGAGTCTTCGTCTTTTAAAACTTCGATAAAAGTTGGATGTAACACAAGCCATCTACCATCTGTATCTACAAATTGTGTATCTAGCAGTCTGCCCATTCTTGCAATAACTTGCAATGGTGTAGCAGTAGCAGTTGCTTGTGCAGTAGCACCCGGCATACGTGGTGCGATTGGGATAGAGTGGTCACCAGCACTTGATGTGGTGATGTTACCGAAACTATCTTTTCTCAACTTCATGCTTGTTAGCAATTCATCAGAACCTGCAGTTGATACAGCTTTTGTACCATTTACAGTTGTGTTTGCTGAACTCGCTACGGAGTTGATTGAGGATTGTGCAAATCCTGATAAATAACCAAGAACTTCTTGGTCATATTGGTCTTTTAGTCTGTAACCTGCTCTGTCACTTGCGAGTTGAGAGAAGTTTACGTGACTATGTGCTTCCTCTATGTCATCAATCTTAAAAGCATAATAGTTTGCTTGATCAATAACTAAGCTGAAGTCTTCGTCATCAAGGTCTTGTGGTTGAATCATTGTACCACGAGCATATTCCTTGACTGTGATTTCTGGTTCTTTGATAATCTTAACAGTATCACCCATTGCAGAGATTTCACCAAAGTAATCAGAATTAGTAATGCTTTCTACAACAGAACTTTTTCTGAATGCTAGTTGAACCTGCTTCGAATATATTACAGGTGAGAAATTACCGTTAGGTAGATTACCGTATCCAGCAGCCGTTTTGAACGCCATAGTAGTTTCTCCTTTTTTACTACTTACAAATGCAAAATATTTAGTTTATTTGAGGTCTATTGTTCAAAGGTGCAACTCTATTGTACGGACAAAGTTGGGCTTCTACTTGACAGAGTAGGTCTAATAGTCTTTATATTTGCGAAAAAACACAATTAAGAGATTAATTGCATTTATATACTATAGTTATACACATAAATTACTGTTTGTCAACTATATTTATCTTGCAGAGCCTGATAAATCATAGATAAATTTACCACTTCTAATAGCTTCCATTATCTTTTCTTGATTCTTTTCGTATTGTTCAGGTGACATCTTGTCTACTTGAGATTCTTTAAAGTAGTTTTTAGATTCGTCAACATCAGGTTCTGTACTATTGTTTTTAGTTTTTACAACTTTCGCAGCATCATTCTTTACTTTGTTTGGTTTTTCTGTAATATTTTTATCAACTTTGTATAGATCAATTGCTCTTGCAGCAGATCGTGCATCATTATCATTATCATATAATGCATCTTGAACCCATTTAGGTTGTTCTTCTGCCCACTCGTGAAAGTCATCACTATCTCTTATTTCACCAAAGTCAGGATGTAGTCTCATTAATTCTGCTTCAGCTTTTTCTTTTGTAGCATTTAATTGTAGTTCATTAATGCTTTTTACTTTTTCTTCTAGTTGCTTTGAAGTTTCTTTTGCTTTCTTAATAGCAATTGTTTCAACCATTGCTGCAACATCAGGATATTCTTTAGCCCAAGTTTCTAACTCTTCTTCTGTCTTAGGCAGTTTAATTTCTTTCTTTGTTGCTTCAGATAACTGTTTAGAAAGTTCTTCTATTCTTACCTGCAACTCTTTTTCTTTTTGTTGAGAGTGTCTTCTTAAATCACCATACCTTTTCTTAAATGTTTTTTCTTCGGCATTTTTAGGTTCTTCTTCTTTCTCTTCTTCTTTTGGTTCAGGTTCTTTTTCCTGTTCCATCATCTTTTTTAGTTCTTCTTCATCCTTCTTTATTCTTTCTTCTACGTTAGAAGGTTTACTCATAAATGCAACTTTCTTAGGTGTTGCTTCCTGTGTTATAGCTTCAGCCATAATTTTCTCCTTTGGGGTTATCGTAGCCAATTAGTTGGGGGATAAGTAGCCATCAATGCAGGTTATTTTTTAGAAGCTAACCCACCACGCTTCATAACTTTTTTCTTCTTAGGTTTTTTAGATGCAATACCACCTTCTTTAAAACCACCTCTTCTGTTTATTTTTTGTTGAAAAGTTTCTTTTTTAGGTTTTGCTTGATTCTGTTTTCTTTCAGCTTGTTTATCTTCAAATGCTTTTATACCTTGTGATATAGATTGTGATGCTGCTTTATT